GGACATATTATGCGGCGAACACGAGCATCAAGACACCGTTGATCCCAGTGTTTGGAGATACACCCGTCTGGGTGATTTCGATGGTAATCGCAGAATTTGCGGCAATGTCTGGCGCTGAGATTGATGCTGCGCTTGAATTCTGTTGACCAGTTGTGACCGTGACCGTTGCCATTGATGCGCCATCATCCTTGATAGTGACAATGAAACTCGCTCCGGTCGGTGCGGTCGCGAAGTAGATGTAAGCATCAATGAGCCGCTTGTTCTGCTTAAACATAAGCGGAACAAATGGCGCGGCCACTACGATTTCCTCCCCCGGAGCCCCGAGGGATGCGGCGTAAGTGTCTGGCCTGCTAGGGACTGACCACATCGTTTGCATATCAGTGTTTCCAGGCTAAGAAGCTGTAGGCCGCTGCGGAGTAAACCGAGACAACCCCGACATACCCCTCGATTGGAAGGATCGGAGATGTTCCATCAGAAGCCGATGCGCATGCCGGAAGAATGCAATTCACGCTCGTGGCGGAAGCTGTAGCTCCAAGCTTCACGAAAAGCGGTGACGTAGAAAGGTTTTGGATCATGCCGCGCTCAGTCTTCGCGAGCGTGAACACGGTGCCGCCCGTTGTGTTGATCGTGAATGTCGATGGTGCCTCGGCTGGGAATTGACGAATTGGTTGTCCTGTTTCCATGGTTATGAAGGAAGGTTGTTCACTTTTTTGATGGTCTCCGGGGAATACCCCAGCATGTTGCGGAAGTCTCGATTGTTACCAACAGAGCACTCTTTGCGGCGAAGGTAATCTTTGATCTGCCCAGCGTCGTTATCCACCGGATTGATTGCCATGCCGACTACCGACACGGATTCAGGCACCTGCGCACGGCGAATGCGGATGTTGTCACGGTCAGCCACAGGGAGAGAGAGTTCCATGGTGTGGACCACTTCCTCCCCGTGGCAAATGTCGTATCGGTAGTTTGGCATGGATCAGCGCGAGTAGTCCGAGCGGTATTCTTGGATCACGATTTTGACTGTTCCACCAGTGAGATCAACCGTGCCGCCCGTGGTATTATACGCTGCAATTTTGAAACTCCCTGCGGTTCCGTCTGGAATGACAGTAAAAAACAAGTCTGCCAACTGTTGAACGGCAAATACTCGGAATTTGTTTTGCGGCCCCTTGGCTACATCAGAAACCCCGTAAGCGGCTGCTTTTGCAATCAAGTTCTTCAACACAACCGGCGTTGTGTACGCATTGGAAGTTGCAGCGTCATCGAGAATGGTTGTAAACCCGTGGGCAACGTCAAACTGCCATTCTTTCACTTGTCGCACCCGTGGTGCTTGTAAATCGACTGCCATAAAATTAGTAGATTGGTAGGTCTCCGGTTTCGTTTACGAGCGTTTCCATGCCTTCGTCGGTGAAGTCGTCCATGTTCACGGGCTTCTCCATACCGGGCATTGAGGCGGCGATTCGTTCGCCGTTTGCCGTGTTGAATTCCACGGATGCGTTTTCGCCATTGATCGCCGTCACGGTGCCAGTCATCTCGACCGTCACAGAATCGCCAATCTCCGGGTTCACAGCGCCTTCATCGTCGCTCATGGCCAATGCTTTCAAAGGAATGTCATGCATAGTTTGGTTCGCAAAGTGCGCCGGGCTTTTACACCCGGCGCACTCCGCTATCGGTTAGGCGTATTCCGTCCGTGTGGAGATAGACACGTACCATGCGGCACGCAGCACCTTCACGCCGAAGAAGGCTTTCCAGCCAGCGGTGATGAATTGGTTAAGCGGATCAGCCTTATCAGGCTTGTCGTTGATGATGATCTTCGGGCTCATCGGGCTCTGGCTCGCGATGTCCGAGAGGCCATAGGCTTCCCGGCCAAACATGAACGAGCGATAGATGTTGCCCGTGCTCGAATACGTTCCTTCCGATCCGCCAGAGGCTTCCCGGAATGGGTTCGTGTGTTCGACCATGCGGACGCCACCGAACTGGCCGATTTCACCAGTGAAGCGGTTCTTGTCCCCGGCGTAGTTGTGCGCGTCGATCCAGTCCGCGTCATTCTGGATGTCGTAGGTGATCTGCGCTGGCACAGCCAAGACGTACTTGCCGCCGAAGGAAGGCGCACGAGCGATCTGAAGCCGGGTTTTGGCCCGGATCACATCAGTCATGACCAGCTTTCCACCGCTGTTTGTGGCAGCGGCAAGGGCGGCGTAGTTCGCGGCTCCCTGACCGTAGATCAGATTGCCGGATGCGCCGGAAACCAACTCATTGCGGATGATGTTATCCGTGTGCAGGGCGCAGTCGGTACCCATGAGGCCGATGCTGTCTTGCAGAGCGTTGAAAAGCTCTGTGTAAGTCAGGATGTCGGTCAGCTTCACGGCTTCACCGTATTGGATCAGCGACACAGTGACGGGATCATACGTCGGGGTGATGAACGTCGAGATTGGCGTTCCTTCGTTCGTTGCATCTGCCTGGGCCAGCGTTTGCACGTTGGCGACAAGGCCCGAAGAGTTGTTTGCGCTCTCCGAGAAGCGATGGAACGTGATGGTTTTCGCGCCCATCTTCTTGGGAAGCGGCTTCTTGGTTGCCCACTGGTTCAGGATGGTTTCCTGAACGGCGAGCATGAGCAGCTTCTTGTCGAAGTAGGCGCGGATTGTCGCGGCAAGTCCTGCTGGATTGCCTGTATTGAGATAACCTGTAGGTGCGGCCATAGTGTGTGTGCGTTACCCAATCAGCGCATCGCCTTGCCGTGCCATGAAGCGCTCCATCTCTGCGTCCGACATGTTTGCCGGGTCAGGATTCGAGCTTCCACGCTTGGCGGGGCCGGATGGTCCGATGGACAACTTTTTGTTGAGTTTTTCGATCTCTTGTTTCAGCCGTGTGTTTTCTTCCTGAAGCGCCGGAACAGAACCGGCTTTGATTTGAGCCTCTGCCAGTGCCACCGCCCGCTTGAATCCGTCTGGGCGATGCATTAGCGCCTGATTCTCTTTCAGGATCTCGATGGTTGCCTGTCCCAGCGGCGTGGATGGATCTTTCAGTTCTGGGCGTGCAGCGATCTCTTGATCAATCTGCGCCTGGAACGCGTTGCGCGTGGCTTCGATCCGGGATTGCTCGGCGGCTTGGCGGGTTTGCTGCGCCCGTTGTTGGGCCACTTGCGCCATCTCATCGTTGCCTTCCTCGTGGTAGGCTACGGCAGCAGCTTCGTAATCTTCAGCGGTGAAACCGCCTTGATCGCGATACTCGCCAGATGCACGCTTGGACTGCTCCAAGGTCTCTTTTTCTTTACGCAGAGCCTCTTTTTCGGCAGCCACCGCCTCTTTCTCAGCTTGCACCTTCTTCCACTCTTCAGCGGCTCGGGCTGCGGCTTTTTCATAGCGTGTCGGCTCCTTCTTCGGCTCTTCCTTGGGCTTCTCTTCTGTCTTCGGCTCGTCTTCTGTCGGCTCTGTTTCGGCGCTATCAGGTTCGGGTGTATCTTCGGCTGGAAGATCCACCTCTTCTTGTTCTTCAACTGGCGTTTTACCAGTGTCGTCTTGCAGTATTCCCGCATCGTCGCCACTGAGCATGCCTTCATCACCGAGGCGGATGAATTCAGCTATGGCGTCTGCGGATGGTTCTTCAAGTTCAGGCATGTGTTTTTATGACCATTTACTCGTGATGCCTTGGTCATCGTGGGCATCAGAGGGTGTTACCGCGATACGCTCGCGATCAGCGAAAGTGAAAAGGTAGGAAAGCAGGCGCTTGAACCCACGGGCCTCGCCGCAAATTGCGGGATCACCAGACATGACAGCATCTTCGTTGATGGCTGCGGTGTGGCGAACCAGCTTATTGGTCAGCCTTATGCCGGTGGGGCTGTTCAGAAAGACGGCTAGATGATGGGCGTCCTCCTCATCCCACTGGACGGTGCAGCCGGTCGGCCACCGGCGAAAGCACTCGATGAAGGCGAAAAGCATTCGAAGCAGGTTCTTCATAGCGGCATTCCTCCTTGCTGTGGCTGTGGCAGCATTTGCCCTTGGCCCTGCATCTGCATCATCACTGTTTGCATGGCTTGCTGAAGCATCTGCGCCAACTCCGATGCCGCCTTGCTGTTGGTCTGCTGAAGGCGCTGCATGTGAAGCTGGATGTGCTGCTGCAACGCGGCTCCTTGGTCCATCGTCTGCGGCGGCACCGTCTGTATCCAGTCGATGATTGCCTTCAGATGTTGGGTGTCGTCGTCTTGGGCGTCCGGCTCCAGCGGGAAGCCAGCGGTGAGAACCGCCATCTCTTCGAGTTGCGCCTTGTATTGGCGCATTGCCTGACCACCGGGCTTGATGAATAGCCGCTTGATCAACGCCGGATCGTCGAGTTCCACGATCTGCTTGTCCAACTCCTCTTGGTCGATCCATGGCGACTGCGCGAAAAGCTGTTTCCGCATGATCGCCTTGTCCAGCCGCGCCTGAGTGTTCCAGCTATCATTCGCCCCGCTTGGGATGATCGTGAAAGCCTCCGTCAACGCTTCTGGCGTCAGTGTGCGGCTCTCGCTATCCTGGATGAAGGAAAGCAGGGACTTCTCGCCCTTGCCGTATTGCTTCAGCAGTTCCCAAGCTTGTTCGTAAATTCGTGTCAGGCTCTTGCGGAAGATCCGCCCGCGCATGTCGGCAATCGTGCCGCCCATCTGCTGCACAGCGTCAACCTCAGTCGCCGTCTTGCGGTCTGATCGCTTATCCAGCGGGTTGCCAATGCCGAAGTCTGGCATGCCGATGCGGTATTCGGCCACGCCGCGGGTCTTCGCCATCTCTTCGTCGTAGGAAATGGGAGGGGCAGGGAATTGAGCGGGCTGAACGCCACGAGGAAGGATTTGCCCCGGCTCGAAACGCAGATTGCCAGTGTTCGGCACGTCCTGATCCGCCTTAAAGAGTGGCTTGTTGAAAAGCGACATCGAATCGTTCTTCCCGTTCCACGAGAAGTTCAGTTGCGCTTCAAACGGCGCTAGGATCTCGCAGATCCCGCGTGAATCGTAGAACTGTTTCGCCTTCAGTTCGCTTCGGAAATCAACGAAAGGATATTTGCCGTGCTCATACGGAAGAATAAACGTCTCCCGGATCGGATCATCTGGCCGCACAGGGCTGTATTCCGTGACCTGCACCCCGGCTGCCGTCTTGCAGAACACTTGCCAAATCACGATGCAATCCTCTGTGCCGTAGGTCAGCCCCTCGCGTTCCGCTTTGGTGTATTCGCGCTCTGTGGCTTCCCCAGACTGCGCCGTATCCACCCCCTTGCCCGTGATTGACGCGATGAAATCATCCCCTTGCTGCCTCAGTTCATGCCCCGGCCCATGCCTATACTGCCACGGGGTCATGTGCTGGATGTGAACGATCCAGTCAGCTTTCGCCAAATCTTGCGTGCTGTCGGGGACGATCAGCATGTATGGCTCGATAGGATCGAAGCAAAGCCCGTTCTCCAGTGGGCTCCAGAGAATCTTCATGATGGAGATCCCGCTCATCAGCATGAAGTCCGTGCAAAGAATGACGCTGGTCTCGAAATTGGACCGGTGCCGAAGCTGGAAATCAAACCACTGCGCCAGTTCGGTGCAAAGCTTGTTCAGATCCGGGTTCATCGCCACGAAAGACGCCAGCAATTCCTGATTCCAGATCTGCTGCGCGAAGAAGGTGCAAGCTGAGAAAGAGGCGGTGGCTGCCGAAAAAGAGGCTCTGCGTAAAGAGAAAGAGACCTTGGAGCAGTCCAAGCGTGCATCTGGGGAGTATCGCGATCAAGGCGGGTTTACTGCCGAAGATTACGAGGCTGCTGCCGTAGCATACCGCGACGAAGGTAATGATGAAATGGCGGAAGTGGCCCAGCAACGGGCACAGCAAACCCGCCAAGCAGCGCACCAAGCCCGGATCGACGCCACGCGCAACGCGTTCTTTGACCAGATCCAGCGCGAAAGCGCCATCCGGCCAGAGTTGAAAGATCCAACGACACCGCTCGGGCAACTCATCACGGAGACGCTGAAGGAAAACCAGCATCTCTACACGCGCCCGGACGGATTTAAGCGGGCGGTGGCACTGGCAGAGGCTCAAATCAAAGCCGGTTCTGTTCCGGCGCTTCAGGAGGAAAACACACGGCTGAAAAACGAGATCGAAAAACTCAACAAAAAGTTGTCCATCGGACCATCTGGCCCCGCCAAGCGTGGAAGCTCAAATCCTGACCC